TTCTCGGAACTGCATAGTCACTTTTATGTTGAAATGTTCTCTTAATTTGTCTGCAATTGATTTTAGATCATCTTCTTTCATTGATAGGTTGTAATTACTGAAGTCTGCAACACTAGGTCTATCAATTTCTTCAAAATGCTTTTTATAGTAATCAATATATTTGTCTATATCCCTTTTACCATTAATAAAGTCATTCATGTATTCATCAGAGAAATGATTTAGTGTATTTTCATTTACTAGATGCTGATCTTGATTCTTCTCCCACTTTTTAAGAAAATAAGATTCATATTCTGGATTTTTTAGTGTATACAGATAACTGTTCTCTTTTAGATGCCCTGCATGAGTAAATTTGTTATCTAACGCTAAAGTATAGTAGAATGGTGTTGTAGCAGCCCATCCTGTACCAGGATTCAATAAAAGGGTTGGTTTCATATGATATATAGACTATGAAAATTTATGTTGATGGATGTTCTTACAGTTACGGTCAAGAACTGAAAGATCCTGAAAAAACTAGGTATAGTACCCTTCTTGGAGAGAAGATTGGGGCAGAAGTTCGCAATGTTGCTAGATGTAGTGCTAGTAATGCTAGAATCGTTCGTAATCTGCTTGTAGAGAATGATATAACCAAATATGACCTTGCAATCATCCAATTGACCTTTCCTGAGAGATTGGAGTATTATGATCCACAAAGACCTCCTGATAATTGGACTAATGTGACTATTCAGACTGGAACTGGATTGAATTATCAGGAAACAGTAAAAAAAGATATAAAACCAATCAATAAGCAGTTTTGGACTCAATATTATAAAGAAATTTACCAAGAACAGTACGGAAGGGCATATGAACAAATTGCATACACTACAATCAAGAATCATTGCAAAATAAACAATGTTCCACTTGCTTTACTCACTTGCGACGATTCTACGCCTTTAGAATACACTTTACAACTCAATAATGGTAAAAGATACGCAAAAGCAAAATATAGGCATCCAAATGAATTAGGGCACATGAGAATTGCGTTAGACTTGATGTTTATCATAAAGACTGCTAAAATGTTCAAAAATTAGTCATAAATACCTCGCATTAATCAAAAATATGAAAAGACTCTGGAATTGGATCTACGGAGAGTATAAACTCTGGAAATTAAAACGTGAAGATCCGTATATCTACGAAGACGAAGAATGATTGGATTTTCCGAAGGTTTCCATGATGCTGCGATTGCTGTAGTCAATAATGGCAAAATTTGTTTCGCAACGCACTCAGAAAGATACTCAAAGAAGAAACATGATAAGAATTTGGATTTAGGTGCAATTATTGCAGCAAAGACTTATCAAAAGGATGATACAGTGGCATTTTACGAAATGCCTTTCTGGAAGAAGAGTAGACAGTTATTTGCTGGTCAATTTGAAACTGTAAAGAATGAAAGATATTATTCACTAGAACCAACTGAATATCACGAACATCACAAGTCTCACGCTGCTGCAGCGTTTCAAACGTCTTCATTTGAAGAAGCAGCGTGTGTAGTTGTTGATTCTATCGGAGAATGGGATTGTAGTTCAATATGGACTGCAAAAATGGTTGATGGTAAGGCAGAGTACAAAAAAGTCTGGTCTAGGAAGTATCCTAACTCTATTGGTCTATGGTACAGTGCATTGACCAAATGGGCAGGTTTGAAACCGTTAGATGAAGAATATATCTTTATGGGGATGGCAGCATTCGGAAATCCCGTTTATATGAATTGTGTTGAACGTTTCTTACATAAAAACAATCATAAGGGTATTCGTAAAGAAGAAATCCCATATGGTGTATATGACGTTGCTAAGAGTGCAGAAAGGATACTACAACAGGAATTAGAGATAATATTTGACAAAGCAAAGAAATATAGCGATAATATCTGTTATGGGGGTGGAGTTGCTCTCAACTGTGTTGTAAACACAAAACTTAGGGAAAGGTGCAACTTATGGATTATGCCTTGTCCTGGAGACGCTGGAGGTGCCTTAGGTGCAGCATTATTGGCAGATGGATCAAAAGTTCAATTCTCACCTTACCTTGGTTATAACATCAAGCGTAAGATCGATCCGAAGGAGGTGGTATCGTGCCTACTCAAAAATAAGATCGTTGGTGTTGCAAATGGTCGTGCAGAGTTCGGTCCTCGTGCTCTTGGTAACAGAAGTCTATTGGCGGATCCAAGAGAAATTCAAACCAAAGACCTCGTTAACGATATCAAGCAAAGACAGAAATTCAGACCATTTGCCCCTGCTATTCTGGAAGAGCATTGCCATGATTACTTTGATATGCCTGACCATTCTAGGTATATGTCTTATACTTATCAATGCAAGCGTCAGGACGATATACCTGCTTGTCTACACGTTGATAACTCTGCTAGGGTACAAACAGTCCCAGAAACGTCTGAAAGCATCCTGAGACCCATACTGGAGGCATGGTATGAACGTACAGGTTGTCCTGTCCTACTAAACACATCTTTGAATGTTCGTGGAAAACCAATGGTAAATAACATCGAAGATGCTAGATTATTTGAACACAAGTACAATGTCACTGTTATGTAATGGATGTTCCTTCACTTGGGGAGATGAATTAGAAGAAGGAGAACAAACTTATGCTGAAATACTAGGAGCAGAAAACATTGCTAAATGTGCTTCTAGTAATGATAATATCGCTAGAAGAACATTGATGCATCTACAGGATCATGATGTTGACCAATTGATAATACAATGGACATATAAGAACAGAAGAGAGCATTTTTATGATTCAGGTATGGTAGAAGGTATCATACCTCAAATATACAAGGATGGTAGGGCAATAACTAAACCAATATCAAAAATATTTTACACATCATTTCAAAATTCTAGATTAGATAATGAGAACATGTGGAAGAATATATTACTTGTTGATTCATATTGTAGGATGAAGAATATAAAAGTAATACATTGGAGTGTAGAACCTAGAAAATTTTCTAAGGGTGATTGTTACTTCTATGATATTTCAAATTTTGATATACACAATATCAAGAAAATAGTAGGAAAAGGAAAACGTGGTTTTTGGGGTCAGGGTGAAAATTGGAGACCTAGAGGTCACTTATCTCAACTTGGACATAAGAGGGTTGCAGACTACCTATATAATCTGTTATAATGTATATGACTGACACTTAGTTATGGCAAAAGGATTTAAGGTGGTTTCTAAATCACCAACTGCAGATAAGGATGATTACTCTTTAGAAAAAGGAAGAGAAATGATCAAAGGCAAAAGCGTAGTCTTTTGCTTACCAGGTAGAGGAGTCTCATACACATACCTCAAGAATTTCGTATCACTCTGTTTTGAGTTGGTACAACAAGGAGCAAGTATACAGATATCCCAAGACTACAGTTCAATGGTGAACTTTGCACGATGTAAGTGTCTAGGTGCAAATGTTCTACGAGGACCAGACCAACTTCCTTGGGATGGTAAGTTGACGTATGATTATCAGTTATGGATTGATAGTGATATTGTTTTTGGTATTGAACAGTTCTACCGTCTTGTTTGCATGGACAAGGATATTGCCTCTGGTTGGTATGTAACTGAAGATGGAAATACATCATCAGTAGCACATTGGTTAGAAGAAGGTGATTTCAAAGAAAATGGTGGTGTAATGAACCATGAGATGTTAGATGGCATTACTAAGAGACGTAAACCATTTACTGTTGACTATGCTGGATTTGGTTGGTTACTTATCAAGAAGGGTGTATTTGAACATCAAGAGATGAAGTATCCTTGGTTTGCACCTCAGATGCAGGTGTTTGAATCAGGGGAAGTTCAAGATATGTGTGGTGAAGATGTCTCCTTCTGTTTAGATGCAATAAAAGCAGGTTTTGAAATATGGTGTGATCCGAAAGCAAGAGTAGGACACGAAAAGATGAGGATCCTATAAAAGGATCCTTTTTTTATAGATAGATAAAAATGACTATCTCAACGATGCATGAGTTGTATAATATCTACGTTGAGGGAGTAATCATTAGAGAAGGAATAGATGAAGATGAAATGCTAGATATCACTCAAGAACTAGCAGATGAATTTTACTCCAGTGGTTACCCTCATCCAGACACCGTAGAAGTAAAGTATCTTGGTCATGAAGATGACTATTAAATTCAGCAATAAATAATAAATATACCAAGATTCTGGAAACTGGTGCCAGCACAAACATTTTCAAGGGGTTTTAAGGATATTTCTTTATCCTTCAAAAGACATCCTGTTACTAATGATATACTTGTCTTGAAAAATGAGGACGCTATAAAGCGGGCTGTGCAAAATTTGGTACGCATACAGGTAGGTGAAATATTCTTCAATAGGTTGATTGGTACTAGGATTGAGGGTTCTTTATTTGAACTTGCAACCTCAGATTTTATAGATCCTATAAGAACAGAGATAGAACTAACTATCACTAACCATGAACCCAGAGTCAGATTGACAGGAATAGGTGTTCAGGCAACTCCTGATGATAATGCTTTAGATATAAGCATAGAATACGATATTGTTGGTTTATCGTCACCAACACAAACCGTCAACTTTATACTCGAACCAACAAGATTATAATGGCACTGCAACAATTTACAAACTTAAATTTTGAGGATATAAAAAGTTCCATCAAAGATTATATCAGAGAAAACTCTAATTTCACTGATATGGACTTTGAGGGATCTAATCTGTCCGTATTGATCAATCTATTAGCATACAACTCATATAGTACAGCATATAATACCAATATGGTTGTCAATGAGACTTTCATTGATAGTGCAACTTTGAGAGAGAATGTAGTATCATTAGCAAGAAATATAGGATATGTTCCTAGGTCAAGAAGAGCAGCAGTAACAGATGTCAGTTATAACATATCTGATTTACCTGCAGCAACTACTGTTCTAAAATTTGAACCAGGTATTATTGGTAATGGTAATGTTGATAGTATAAACTACGTCTTTTCTATACCCGAACAGGTTACTGGAACTGCACTTAATGGTGAAGCTGAAGGTGTCATTAGGGTATTTCAAGGACAATATTTGTCCAATACATTTGTTATCGATGACTCTCAACCGAATCAGAGGTTCATTTTACCTAACGATGGTATTGATACCTCAACTATACGTGTCAACGTAAGGGAAAATGCAGCAAGCACAACAATTGAAGAATATGCGTTAGTTGATAATATACTTGGTATTACGTCTACATCTAAGATCTATTTGATTCAGGAAACAACTGATGAGAAATATGAAGTCTTATTTGGTGATGGTATATTCGGTAATAAACTAACCAATGGTAATGTTGTTGATGTTTCATACATCAAGACTAACGGTAAAGATGGTAATGGTGTTTCACGTCTAACATTTACTGGTTCATTGTCTGATGAGAACGATGCAACAATAAGTGATTTTAGTGCAACCATTATTCCCAACTATGTTAGTGAAAATGGTGACGATATAGAGAATTTGCAGAGTATTAGATACTATGCTCCTAGGTTATACTCAACACAACATAGGGCAGTTACTGCAAGTGATTACGAAGCAATTGTACCTTCTGTATATCCCAATATAGAATCTATAAGTGCTTTTGGTGGTGAGGAACTTACTCCTCCTAGGTATGGTCAGGTTTACATTGCTGCTAAACCTAAGAATGGATCATTCTTATCTGAGTTTACTAAGAAACAAATACTTAGTTCTCTAAAGAACTATTCAGTAGCAGGTATTCTACCTACTATGGTTGACTTGAAGTTCTTATATGTAGAAATTGATAGTTGGATTTACTACAATGCAAACTTTGTAGGAGATCCTGAGAATATGAAGACTGATGTT